GAAAATCAAGCCTAAATTCTATGAGGTAGTCATAGAAGATGAAAAGCTGTATCGTGTACCTAATAAAGGATTGGTACTATTACCGACATCTATTGGGGAAACAGCTGGCTATAGCTCAAAAATCACAGAAAAAGAAGCGGAGGAACTAGAAGAGCATGACAAAAAATATCTACGAGAGATTTGAAAACTTAGCGGGTCACCCTGTGACTATCTTACACACTGACGGAAAAATTGCGAAGCGAATAGGGGTAAGCGGAAGGTTTGCCCCTTTGCGCCTTAAGACCTATTACAAGGATTTAGGAAAAATCCACGGTGTACCGGTCAATACTATAGGATATGGACTAGAAACCCCTCTATCAGAGCTTAGAAGGCTAGAAAAGTTGGATATTATCGTATCCCTTGTGACCGCAAAAGAGCTCCACAGATTGGGCTATCAAGGTAGAATGTTTGTACCCTGTGGTAAACAGATTGGGCAATATGGAGTGAAAGGCTGTACCGCACTATCACTATACAAACGCTAAAATGTGAAAGGAATTTAAAAAATGAAAGATACTATTTTAAATATGTTAGAAAATGAGCCTCTTGTAAAGAAGGCTTTTTTGTTACTCCTAGATGAAACACCAGAAGACAAGCAAGATGAGCTCTTAAACGCCATTAACGCCTCCTTTGAGGAGGGAGAACCCTATCAGGCACTAGAAGCCCGGATTGATAAAATGCTCGCTGATGAGTACACAGAAGAGCTTAAAAAGGGCACAAAAGAGGCTGTGTATTGGCTTATGGAGCATTTTCCACTTAATGAGCTAGGCTCAGATATTGGAAACATTAGAGGAATGGACTATCGGGCACTATTCCTATATCAGTATGATAAATCAGGTAACTATTTCACTGATGTAAACAATGACACAGAAAAATGGGAGGGTATCAAGGAAAAATACCGAGCTTTTGAAAAGAAAATCTCTAAACGGATTGAGCTAAAGAAAGAGCTCCAAAAACTAGAAGACAAGATGAAAAAACGGGCTGAGAACCTGAAAGAAGCTCTAATCTACCGTAAGTATGACAACATCACAAGTATTAAGCATGAGCTAAACAGCAAGCTCACAAAGAAAATGTCAGAAGAGGTCTTGAAATTTTCCTACAAGCTGGGCTACAAAAAGCCTGAACACTTTGAAGAGTGGGAAGACGTTGGCATGCTCTGTGACTACTATCGCACGAATGTACTAAAAACCCCTAACTATGGAAATACAATCCTAGAGGTCAACATGCAGAATGTACTAAGAAAATATTATAGCAATGATAATATTGTAATTGAGCATGGGACACAAGCACCTAAACTTGCAAAACAGCTCAAAAAAGCAGGAGTTACCGCAACAAATGAAGAGCTTATAGCCTTCAATGAGTTCAAACAGTGGCTAGGCTGTGTTGCTGATGTGTCAAGACCTAATGAGGTTATTCTGCTAGATATGGGAGACTTTACAATCCCTAATAATGTAGATAATTGGGCTTTTCAGGACTCTTGCAATCAGTCTGACAGCTGTGCTGGTAACGGAACAGCCCTTGTGTTAAAAGCTATGGGATATAAATATATGAAACTGTACCGCTATGACCTAGAAAGTGATGAGGCTACACCTCTAGCCCGTGCATACTTTAAGGCAAAATATGGTGAGCTTGCTCATGCTGGTATGTACTCAGAAGGCAGAAACCATACAAACAGAATTGGCTATACAGCCTATGACTTTACAAGCCTAATGCTTGCAACAGTTTTCAAGCGTAAGCTGAAACATTTCAAGAGGATTTTAGGTCAGACTATAGAGTCAGGCTCAGAGTTTGAGGACGTTTACAATGAGGACATAAATTATTGGTCTAATATGTCAGGAGCAAATGACTATAAGACCCTTGGGACAGCCTCAATTCTGGAAGAAGACAGCTATAGCAAGTGGGCTGATGAAATCCATGACCTTGACATGTCAATTATCACTAATTATGATGACACGGCAGATAAATTTGAAGCACGGATTAAAGAACTAAAGGAGAAATACAATGACTAAAATTAAAAACACTTTCGAGAACTTACTAACTATGACACAAGGAGCTTTACTTAAGAGCTTACCTGAGTACCTCTCAGAACGCTCTTACAGCGTCATAGCGACTGATTATTATATCCTAGGGGTATCACCCTCGGAAGACATTCAACCGTGCCTAGTGGCTCATTTAGACACCATAAACACACACAGAGGGGCAGGCTCTTATAATTACTCAACTAAAAAATGGGAAACAGGACAAAAAGCAACACCAAAAGTTGATGACCTAATGATTTCTAACAAATATATCACACTGAGCCCAGAAGCTAATCCAAAGCTGGCTTGCCTAGGTGCTGATGATAGGTGCGGTGTGAAAACTATTCTTGATGTAATTGAGGCTGGGAAACGTCCTCATGTGCTCTTTACAACTGATGAAGAGATTGGCTGTGTAGGCTCTAATAAGATTGTCACAGAAGATGATTTGCAAGCCCTATCTGATAGCTCAATGCTCATTCAGATTGACCGAGGAGTCCATGAGGGCTTCTGGAATGAAATGGTATTTTATGAATATGACGAAAACTCAATCCCTGAAATTCTCACAGAGCTAGAAAAATATTATACCTTAGCTGAGGGCTCATATACTGATGTCGCTGTGCTTGGTCCTGAGTATGACAAACCTATTGTGAACTTGTCAGCCGCTTATGAGAATGAGCACACAAGGAATGAGTTTATTAACTTGGAAGCCTACAAAAAGAACACAGAAGGTCTTATCTCCTTCCTCACATGGCTAGAAGGTCAGGACACAGCGGATTGGAAATATACAGAGAAAGCCCCTGTGTGGTCTTCCTATGGAGCTACAGCAGGAACTTGGGAAGTCTCAGACTATGCAAACTATGACGATAACACCTATCGGGAATTTGTAAAAGAAGACCTTATGTGTGTTTATTCCGGAGACACAGACGAGGCAATGGACATTATCGAAAATTGCAAAGGGTTTAAGTCATGGCTTGCTGTGAGCAATAAGTCTTATGCACTATATAAGGATGGCACAGTGCTTGATAGCCTGAAACAACTTGTGACAGAGCTGGGAATGGAATATAAACCAGCATAGCAAAGTACAGATAATACACTATAAAGAATAATCCCTGTGTTATATTCTTTAGTATGCATTAATTGTACTTTAGTAAAATAAGAAAGGAGAGTACAGATAATACAGTATAAAGAAAGAGAGCTATGTGTTATTCTTTAGCTGGTATTATCTGTACTTTAGTATAGAGAATGAGTAAACAGGTAGTAAGGGTAAAAGAAAGTTATCCTGATTGGGAATTTGTAGGTGTTGAAGCTGTTATCCTTAGGAGGGACAAAGAGTCTGTCTTGTTAGGATTTCCATTAGAAGGTTCTATTGGCTGGTATGACAGTACTTATAGTACCGAGTATCGTTGCTGGTGGATTTTATCAGAATACTTAGAGCCTGTAACAACAATCACAAGGAGTAAGTTTAAATGAGCGAAACATATGTAAGGATAAATAAGTATTATTATCAAGATGATATGGTAGGTCAGACAGCTGTACTGGTAAAGAAAGCCTCAGGAGCACTTTGCGATAGGGATTTAATTGGTTTACCTTTGGATAGTCCTTTTGGCTGGTATGATGAGGATATGAGCACAAGTTATAATCTGTGGTACATATCACCTGAATACCTAGAGCCTGTGCAAGTATTTTCACACAATAAGTTTAAGTGAGGTATAAGATGGAAGAACTAGTAGGTAGAAGAGCGAGGATATTGAACACAAGTATTCATGAAATGATAGGAAAGACTGTGACAATTTTATATTCTCATGGTAGGGAAGATATTATAGTTGGTTTTCCTAAAGAACTTGGTCTTGGTTGGTCACACAGTGATTTTCCTGATTATGGGTGCTGGTTTGTTGAGTTTTCTCACTTAGAATTTTTAACTCCTTATACAAGAAGCAAATTTAGATGAGGTGTGACATGAAAAGATTTAAAATCGGAGATAGAGTGGTTGTGTTAGATAATTTCAACACTACAGCTAAAGGCAAGGTAGGCACTATAATAACTAATAGAGACAGAGGGCATGTAGTAGGCTTCTTCTGTGAGGGTGTAATGACAAACTATGAGCTGGAGGATTGGTTATATAAATATCCGGGATTAAAAGCTACTTGGTGGTTTGACTCTAGAGGATTAGAGCTTGCTAACACCTTCACAAATAATAGATTTAGATAGGAGTTAGCATGACACAAAAACTAAAAATAGGTCAACAAGTAAGAGTTACTTGTAATTTTGATGGCAATACAACTAAGGATAAAGTAGGTGAGGTGCTGTTTACTTGGGAAGGTAGAGCTCTTATAGGCTTCTTTTGTGGTGGGGTAAGGACAAATCACAGCTTGCATGAGTATAAGCCCTTGTATAAAGGACTAAAGGCTACTTGGAGTGTTCCTTATCAATACCTAACAACCACTATTATCTCAAAGAATAAATTTAGATAGGAGTAAGCTATGGCTAGAAGATTTAAAGTAGGTGATAGGATAAGACTTAAGCCACATACTGAGTTAGGACTAACGGAATATACATGGGGTACTATTATAGTTGAGGATATTGACTCTAATACAGAATATCCATACAGAGTCAAGATTATGACTACTCCTTCTGATGTAAGTATAGGCAGTATTTGGAGTAAGGAAAGTGATGGGTATTCATCATGGGTGGCTAGAAATGAATATGTAGACTCTCAGTTTACTAGCAATAAATTTAAGTGAGGTGTGCTATGTTTAAACAAGGACAAACAGTATTAGTTACAAGAGATTGGGAAGATAATAATACAAGAGGAAAACTAGGTATAATACTTAATATTGATGGTTCTTCCTATAAGATAGGCTTCTTTGATGAGCTTAAGAAAACTAATGGGGACACAAAGGCTTATCAAAAGAAATACAGTTCAATAAAATCAACTTGGTGGGTAAATGAGCATGTACTCAGGAGTGCTATATCCAAAAATAAATTCAAATAATTTGCAAAAAGGTATTGACTTTAAAAAATTAAGGTGTATAATGGAATTATCGGCAGGAGAAAGGAGATAGTATGGAATACATTAAAATACCTGCAAATGCACTAGACCAAATTGAGAACAAAGCAGAGCTTGTCTTGTTTGGTCTTTATTATAGCCAAATTTCAAGAGGTCAGATGGAGAACTACTTTACACAGGAATATGTGTATGACATTCTCAAAATGAACTCACGAACTTTCACAGCTGGTATCAAGAGCCTTTATGATAAAGAGCTCCTACGCTGGGGCTGGGGAAGACGAGACGGAGCGGAGTATTGGGCACGAAAAGTTATGCCTGATAAGCTCTACTGGGACATTGAGGAAGAGAGTACAAACTACCTAGCAATGCAGACTTGGTGGGCTGGTAAGTTAAGGCTACCCTATAACGCTCTTGTGTTCCTATCAGCTTTCAACTCACAGGCTAGAAAAGAAGGAAAGCTTGGAGAGGATTACAGCTTTGCACCAGATAAGTTAGAGAATATCGCCTCTGTGTTTAATATGAGCCGGTCAACTCTGACTAACACGCTGAGCCTACTAGAAGAGCTAGGTATCCTCACACGGAAACGTGTAGTAGGGCAAGGGGTATCAATCACTGTGAACGGGTTATTTTTACAACAGGAAGCCCCTACAGCACAGGAAACAGCAGAGCTTATCTACAACCTCATGCCTGAGAACAGTCTAATCAAAGAGGCTATCACGTTTGAGAAATCAGACAACTGGTACTGTGAGTATAAGGAGACTTTGCACCCTACAAACAAGACCATGGATAGCACCAAGCTACAGCTTGTTAAATCGTGGCTACGCTCTCTAAAACGCTCTTGTAACGATGTTTTCATGGCTCTGGTAGATATTATGCGCCCTTGTGTAAACATGATTACAATCCCTCTTAGAAGCACACAGGAGAAGCTGGCTCTTGCTGGTGTGCCTGATGAGTTCTACAATGAGCCTGTCCTAGCACAGAGTGTTTCACATGAAACATTTAGCACAGAGAGCGATAGCTCAGAAGAGCCTGTGACCTCATATATTGGCTGGTTTGAGATTGTCAAGTATCAGGGCAAGAGATATGCTGAAATCCCTACAGAGGGCACAGAAGGCGCTCTACACATGTCTCTGGTAGAAATCCCTGACCTAGTAGAAGACCAAGATGATTATGAGGATTGGTACAGCTATGCAGAACGAGGTGAAAGCGACCTGTGGGTTAAGAAAACCGAAGAACTTGACCGAGAAATGCTAGAAGAGGAATTGAAATATCCCGGTGGTCATGGAAATGCTTTTCGTAGGAAACATGGCTTACCTGAGATTGATATGTCCTATAACCCTTATGATATTGAGGCTGATGAGGACGCTCAAGCACTTGGAATACATTGGATAGGAGAGGAAAATTGTGACGATTAACGTTTTTATTGAGGAGGTGCTAGCAAAGAACTTTGGACCTGATGATGAGGTAAAAGTGGGACTTAATTATAAGTTCACAAATGAAAAAGACCCTAAGAAGCGATTTGCAAGGGATTTTGTGGAAACCTCAATCAGTCTGAAAGCTCTGAAAAAGTATCTAGGCTCACAGAGGAAAAAGGCTGAGCTCTATGTGTGTCCTACACCTATCAAAGGCAAGAAACGCCTTAAGGAGAACGCACAGGAGACTTACCTTGTGTTCATGGATATTGACGGGGCAAGAGTACCTGAAAAATACTTTAAGCCTAGCTACGTTTGGGAAACTAGCCCTAAAAAGTATCAAGGTGTATGGATTTTGGATAATCCACTAACCCCTGAGGAACATGAGAAAGTGGCTAGAACTCTAGTACAGAAATATGGGTTTGACAAGACAAGCTCAGACATTGTGCACTACTACCGTGTGCCTCAGACAGTCAATCACAAGTATAAGAGTGATTTCAATATCACAGGGTTGCAGGGTGAGGGAACAGTATTCCGCAAGTCAGAGTTTATCAAGCGTCTCAAGAAATTCTTTAAACAAGCTAAGACGGCTGTGGCTGAGACTGGTGAGATTAAGAAAAGACGCTTTGACCTGAATGAGCTACTTGAACGCTATGACCTGACCTCTGTGTTTGATAACAAAGTGGTAGGGACTGACCGGAGTGAGTATTGCTTCCTGATTGAGCAGAAAATGGTTAATGCAGGAGCAAGAAAAGAAGAGGTCTACTTTGTATTACTAAACTCAGACATTGCTATGAGCAAATACAAGACTGAGAAAGCCTTACAGAAGGAAATTCACAGGGTGTTTGCCAAGCTAGAGCCTGATAAGCGACCTAGTGACAGAATGTCTTCCTTTGGAAAAGTACACACAGGAGGGGTCACAAAGGCTAACAATGAGAAGGTCAAAATTCTAGCTCTCAAAGACATTGAGGAATGGGACGGAAAAGATTTCTGGCTGATTGAAGGTCTATGGGCTAATCACTCAGTCGGTATCATTGGAGCACCTTCTAAGAGCTTCAAATCGACCCTAACGCTTAATATGGCTGTGTCAGTGGCGACAGGACGAGACTTTGATGGCCACAAGGTTAAGCAGGGTGGAGTTCTCATTGTGCAAGGGGAAAATAACCCTAGCATGGAAAAGGCTAAGCTCAAAACCATGGCAGGCACAGAGGACTTACCAATCTATTACACAGAAGCTCCTGTGTTCTTAGACCGTATCCATCACCTTAAGTCTTTTGTCAAGAAGAATGACATTAAGCTACTGATACTAGACCCTATGTATCTGTTGTTTGGCTCTGGTGACATTAACAAGCACCAAGACGTGGCTGATAGGCTACGGGCAGTATCAGAGTTCCGTGATGAGACAGGTTGCTCTGTGATTATAGTGCACCACACACGGAAGATTGAGCGAGGAGGTAAGGTAGGCACAAGCGACTTATATGGCTCTACATTCATTGAGGGCTGGTATGAGAGTATGATTACTCTACAGCGTAAAGGAGCTACTACCTCTAAGATGACAACTTATTTCCGTAACTTTAGGTCTGGTGATGTTTATATCCTACAGGTTGATGACCCTAGAGGAGCTAAACTACAGTACCTAAGCGACGAGGAAGCTGATTTTGGTCAGCTAATAAAGAAAGGTCCTGATAAATGATAGTATATGATTATTATTGTAAGGATTGTGAAAAAGAATATGAAACTATTTTAGACCATGTTCCCTATGAATGCGAACACTGTGGGGGATATGAACTAACGATAACATGGAGGGCGAAAGCTTATGACTGAAAAACAAGTAGTGCCAAAATATATGGCAGATTGGTTGAAATTCTGCAAAGATAATGGGTTTAAACTTTTAGAGGGAATGTCTCCCTATGCTTCTGCAATGGAGGAATACCTAGATGATTTTGAAGGTGACATTCAGGAAGTCTTAAAGTGGATTAGACATAACCCAGATGAGTTTGCTAGGGCTTGGTTAAATGGCTATGGGGTTGATAAACTTACTAAATACTCAGTGCAGATTAAAGGGGTAAAATACACTTATGCATACCTCAAGTATAGTAGTAAACATAACTATTGGTATTTTAGTGACGCTACAGTAGGGACTGCCTTTAGTATCTATCACACAAAAGAGGATTTAGAAAAATCTGGATTTGGCTGGGTGTTCTCTTGTGATGGTATATCTGTAGTGGAGGTGACTAGTGGGTAAAAGAAAATCTATATCAAAAAAGACTAGAGGGGCTGTCTTATCTAAGTATGACGGGCATTGTGCTTACTGTGGAAAAGACTTAGATTTAAAAAGTCTAAGGGTAGACCATTTACACCCCCACTATTTAGGAGGTGAAGATACTTTAGATAACTATATGCCTGCTTGTTACAAATGCAATTTCTATAAATCAACTCTTAAATTAGAACAATTTAGAGAGCAAATGCTTACTCTGCATGAAAGAATAGAGAAACCATTCATAGCAAGGCTAGGCATTGATTATGGTATTGTAAAAATAGAGCCATTTTCTGGAAAATTTTACTTTGAGACAAAGGACTAAGGAGATAAAAATGAATAAAATGAAATTTACAGCAGGAATGATTGTTTTAGCAGGGCTTTTAATTGCTCCTAATGTACTAGCAAGTGAGGTTGCTAAAGAAGGTACTCAGATTAAGGTCACAGAGCCTGAAATTACATACAGCTCAGAGGCTGCTGAAACTTATGTAAACAAAGACCTGACATATAAAACAGAAATTCCTGATGAGGTAGAGATTAATGAGGGTGATACACTCACTTACAATCTACCTGAACAGCTCCAATGGACAACTACACAGGAATTTGATGTGACTAGTCCAGAAGGGGAAGTGGTAGGACGTGCTGTGGCTTCAAATGAAACACAAGCGGTTACTACAACCTTTAACAGCTACTTTGCAGAACACCCTCTTAACAAGAGCTTTGATATGACTCTTAAGACCATGTGGAAGAAAGAGGTAGTCACAGAGCGTGAAAAGTATGACCTCAATTTCAATGGAACTATTGTTAAGCAGGCAGAGGTTAAGCCACAAACACCTGCAAACTCACAGGAAATTGTTGCCAAGTGGGGCTGGCAAGATAAAGATGACCCTTCTATTGTGCAATGGGGAGGACGAGTGAACTTTGTCAAACACCACCTCACAGATGTAAATGTATCAGACACTTGGGACGATAACAATGAGTACGTAGAGGGCTCTATGCGTATCTTTGAGCTCTCATCAGCAGAGCCTTGGGTTGGTATCCGTGAAATCCCTCTCTCAGAGGTTAATGTTCAGTTTTATAAGAATGGCTTTAAGTTTAGCTTGCCTGATGTTCAGAACATCATCAGTGTGGAATACAAAACACGGCTAAAGAACAAACTTCAAAATCCAGTGAACGTGCTGAGCTTTACAGCCATGGGACAGGAATACAGCTTTGAACGTGAAATCACAGTGGCTAATGCTACAGGCTCAGCTAAGGGCAAGGTGCGACCATTCACTTATGATGTGCCACCAGCTCCTGTGTACGACATTCCAGAATTTGAGGGAGGTGTAGTCCCAAATGACCCTCCTGTGTTGGATAAACCAGAGCTGAATATTGATGATATTGAACAAACACCACCAGCACCAATCTTTGAGCTTCCTGAATGGCAAGGTGGGACTACACCGTTAGACCCTCCTACAGTGGATAAACCAGAATGGAATGGTGGAGTAGTCCCTAATGACCCACCTGTGCTAGACCTTCCTGAAATCAATATTGATGATGTACCAGTATTACCTCCTGCTCCTGTGCATGAGTTACCAGAGCTTGATGTACCTGATGTACCTACAGAAGAGCCTAAGACACCTCCTACACAAGAGGAATTGCCTCCTGCTAGTGCTGAGGTTAAGTCACAGGACAAGAAGGTATTGCCTAAGACAGGCTCAAAAGAAGATGGTATTTTAGTTAATATTGCTTTCGGTATCATCTTTGTTCTAGCATGTATCAAAGCTTACTTTACTAAGAAGGACTAAACTATGACTAAAGAATGGAAATATCTGTATATTCAAAAGTCATGTGTAAAGTTCTTTGCTATGAAAGACTATGTAGAGCTAAGCCTACCTAACATGGAAAGAGCCACAGTAGCCTATGTGCCTAGAAAGCTTATAAAGAATGTATATGACGCAGGTAACGGATATTTCTTAAAGCTATCCTACCTAGATGAAATGTACTTTAGAGGCTCTGAGGCTGTAGGAAGCTACTACCAAGAGGTATTGCTGAGAATGTCTACTGTGAAGAATAGCTTAATACACATGCATAATCATGTGGCAGAATGTATAAGACTTGCCAATGAGGCAGAAGAAAGACGAGGAATGAGATAATGAAGAAATTTATGGCTTGGGTGCTAGGAACAGTAATCACCTTACTGTTCTGTGTACCTGCTAGTTTTGCAATGTATATCGCTATGGGAAGCCTACTTGCTCCTGAGCTGGTTAAAGTAGGTCCTGTGATTGGAATTATCAGCTTCTTTTCAGCAGTAGTATTCTACTTTGCAGGAGCTATGATGGGCACAGGGGCTTACTATACAATGACAGGACGGTAACATGAAGAAAAGAGACTTAATGGTACTGGCTAAACGGCTATCAGTTGTAGAGCTCTTTTCCCTAGATATTGAAACCACAGGGCTAGATAGGTACAGGGACAAAATAGTCTCTGTGCAAATCAGCTACGACTTTAACAGGAAGGAATATGACCATTTCATCTGGTGGGAACAGTACACTAAAGAAGAATGGAAAGCCTTCCTGAAAGCCATAGCTAAGCTGAACATGGTTACTCATAATGGTAAGTTTGATATTCTGTTTCTATATGTTCACACAGGAGTATTCATGGAGCTTTACATGGATACACAGGTGCTGGCTCATGTCTCTGGTGAGGTAGAGCTTGGTTTGAAGTCTCTTGTGGTAAAATATTTTGGTGATGATTATGATGTGAGCAAGGAAATTAAAGTCTCAGGTAAGCGTGATAGTCTGAATACTCTCAAAGGATTTATCACAAAGTATTTCACAGGAGTAGAGCTTGTCATGGAACAGACTACTGAGGAAAATGCTAATGCTTTCTTGTCAGGACTAAAAACCAAGGCACAGAAGAACGCTTGTAACCTCATTGACAATGAAGATGGAACGTTTGATGTGACCCGAAAATGGGTACACAAAGACCGAACAGCCATGAATAAATTAGCCCAGCAGGTCTATGATGAACTTGAAGGGGATATACTTATCACTGGAATGTCCGTAGAAGCCACTGACAGGCTCTGTAAGGCGTTTGAAAGTCTTGATAGTGTAATTGTACTAGAGACGCTAAAAGACGTGACACAGGAGCTTATAGAGGCTAATAACAAGAAGCTAGTTGTCTATGGAAAGAAGGACACACGATACACGCTTAAGCTAGTGCCTATATTCAAGAAAATCATCACAAAGTACAAGATGGTTAAGGTGTACAAGCATGAAATGAGAGCCTATAAAGCCTACTCTATCATTGAGAAGCAAGGTATCTATCTTGACCCTAAGAGAGGCGAGGTAAGTGAACAGCTAAGGGTTGAGTACACAGAGCTCCTTGAAGAGCTCAATGAGGTGGCTGAAATCAACTGGAACTCAACACAGCAGGTAGCCAAGGTGCTATTTGGCAAGAAGGGTGCTCCTGTGATTGTAGATGGCAAAGAGGTTGGAAAGTCACTTGGACTGAAACCTATGAAGAAGAGTGGCTCAGGAAATCCTAGCACAGATGATGAAACCCTTGTGGAGCTGTCAGCTGTGAGTGATGTTGCTAAGAACCTGAGAGAGTATAAGAGATTAACTAAGCTGGATACCTTTATCAAGTCATGGGACGAGATAGCGGTAGACGGACAAATTCACCCTAGCTTTAATATCACAGCTAGGACAGGAAGGACAACCTGCTCAAACCCTAATCTTCAACAAGTTCCACAGAATAGCAATGTGCGTGGAATTATACATGGAAGAAAATGGTATAATATTATAGAAGCAGACTACTCCCAGCTTGAACTGCGTGTAGCCGCTGAATTTTCAGGAGATAAGAATATGATACATGCTTACCAATCGGGAAGCGATTTGCATACAAAAACACAAGAGCTGATGTTTGGAAACCTTGAGGGATTAGACCATGATGAGCTTAAGAGAAAACGGACTCAGGCTAAATCATGTTTCAGTGGAGATACTGAAATTCTGACAGATAAAGGGTTTGTACCATTCAATATGTATGATGGGGTGACTAAAGTAGCTCAGTATGATAAGGAGACAAGAGAGATTACCTATACTAAGCCTATGGCTTTTGTAAAGTATGAAGACCAACCTATTTATAGGTTTACAAATGAGAATTGTGATATAGCTTGTACGGGAAATCATAATATTCTCCTAACACACATGTCTAGTAGCTATGTAGATAAACCTATCAACACTATAATAACCATGGATAGTGTACATACTTTGCCAAAATCAAGAAAGAGTATGACAACTCATGCAGGTTGGTTATCTTGTAAAAAGGATTATGTAGAGGATAGTCTGACAAGGGCAATAGCTTCTGTAGTTAGTGATGGTCATATAACTGAAAATTTCTCTTCTGTTGAGTTTTCATTTAAGAAGAGGAGAAAGCATATTAGATTCTTAAGGGTTATGAAAGGGGCAGGAATTTCCTTTACAAGACACTTTAGGGACTCTGCTAAAGACTACTATCATTACTCTATAAAGAGAAGCAATCAAGATAATGAGAGTTTATTCTTATTGTTAGAGAAAGTAGTAGATAGAGGTAAGACTTTGAAGAGGGCTTCTCTTGATGTGCTTAATCCTCTAGCCTACCTAGATGAAGCTCAGCATTGGGACGGAAGTTTAGATACTCATGGTCTTTGCAGATTTACTTGTTCAAATTATGAGACAATATCTATTATGCAAGAAATGGCTGTGTTAAGCGGTATAAGGGCTAGAATATCTGAGTTCAATATTGAGAACACTAATAACGTAGCTCCTCTGTATTGCCTATCCTATAACATGAACAAAGACACTTATGCTAGAGTCTCTACTAAGGACTTTCCTAAAGAACCGACAGAGGTGGGGGATGTCTACTGTGTCCAAATGCCGAAAGGGGTAATAGTAACTAGACTAAACGGAAAAGTAACTATTATTCCTCAATGCAATTTCGGATTTATCTATGGTATGCAGGCTAAGTCATTCCGAGATTATGCAAAGGGCTATGGGCTAGATTTGTCACAGGGAGAGGCAGAAGATTTTCGTAACAAATTCTTTGAAGCTTATCCCACCTTACCTACATGGCACAAGAAGAACATTAACTTTGCTCAAAGTTATGGATATGTAGAGTCTCCTATAGGGCGTAAACGCTTCTTAAGGGACATCTGGTCTGATGATTGGGTAAAGAGGTCTTCTGCTGAAAGACAGGCTCTTAACTCAGCTGTGCAAGGGTTCGGAAGTGATTGCTGTATCTCAGCCATGGCAGATATTGTATTCTCAGATGATTTAGACCACAGTAGGGCTAGAATAATTGGCACAGTGCATGACGCAATCCTTGTTGAAGCTGAGGAGGATTATGCTCAGGAAGCTTCTGAAATTATCAAGAAGCACATGGAGAACCCCTCAATACTTAAAGGAATAAAGATGGAAGTACCTCTTGTGGCTGATGTAGAAATCGGTAAGGGCTGGGGTATTCACTAAGGAGGAATAATGATAGAAGAATACTGTAATAAATGGGGAATACTCCCTGAGTGCCTACACATTGTAGAATGTTTGGAAGGCAACGAGCACTACACCTATGCTGGGGGTAATGTCCACTCAGCCAAGGAAGGTGACTATATCGTTGTCTCAGATGACCTGCTCACCTTCTCTGTGCGTAAGGTTACTGATGTGTTCCAGAATAAGGAGGTAGTAAAGGCTATCCTAAATGGTGACCCTGATATTTACCCTATTGTGCAGAATGTCTCAAGTGGAGTTAAGTGCCTGCTCAGAACAGCTGACAAAGTAGCTGACAATGACAGACTTAATACTATGCTAAAGGAGCGTCTAGGAGTTACCCTCACTGAGGTAAACAAGGCTCTAAAGGAGTTTAAGCATGATAATCTGGGATAAGAATTGCTACACAGAGCAGGAATACCGTGATATTAAGAAACAAAATCGAAAGGCTTTCTTACTAGACCCTGAGGGTTACTGTGAAAAGCAGAAGGAGTTCAATCTAAAGTATGTACTAGTCACAGATAAGAATACCTACTACATGAATAACTGGATTAAAGGCACAGGGTATATCAAGAAGGAACTTGGAGATAATGTAGGACGATATTGGTCAGCCATGGAGGTGTTTAACCTCAAACATGCCTTACCTAAGAACTATGTCTCACTAAAATTCTCAGTAGACGTAGGGGATAATATCCTTGTAAGATATATCTCACATACCTGTATGTTTGAGTGTATGATTAGGGAGACTACCCTAAACTACAAAATCTACTATGGTGATAAAAAGGAAATTGAGGAGGTGGTACTTTAATGCCTAAGACAAGTATCAAAATGCAAATTGAGCTTCCTAAGGAGCTTTCAGACAACTTACTGACTATCTCAGGGTATTTAGGGATTAAGCGTAACGAGGTAATCGCTGACGCTTTACGTGAATACTCAGAGCGTGTCACACCTAATGCACAGGAATATGAGCGCAAGCTCTCAGAATACAAAGAAATGCTACAGAAAGAGCTGTTCGGAGTAGAAGCTCCTGTGAAAGACGTTTACGTAATTGAGTCAGATGAAGAAGACTTTGAAGAAGATGACCTAGATGTAGAAAACTTTATGAAGGAGCTTAAACTGAAATGACAGTAAACAAAGACAGCTCAGTAGGTATCACAGAAGACCTGATTACAAATATCATGAACCTCTGTGCCTCTGAGTACCACATGAATATCCTTGTAAGGAAATATGAGGATAAGCTCTCATTCTGGTATGCAGATAACGCTAAGGAAGACCAAGATGAGATTTTGAAAGTAGATGAAGCTTTAAGAGAGACTGAGCTACTTTTAAAAGAAACCACAGAAAACAGACGTAAGGCAATGAAGCTACTAAAGGAGCAGGCTAATGAGGAAGGTAACCCTGATATGTGGTGCTTGCTTAAGCATATGTTCACAGCGGTTATTACCTCCTTTGAGGTATGGCAGGTAGACCTATCTAACTTGAAAGCCAAGTATGGATTTATTGAGCAATCCAGAGCCATGAATAAGGTACTGGCAATGTTCCTAGGCTTCCCTGTGACACCATGCTCAGCATGTCTTACAGACCAGCTAGAACAGGAAGGAAAGTAATAATGGCGATAGGAGATATTCTTGATTTAATGAGTCCTTATGCTCAGTGTGAAATTGCCTACTATCGGAATGATGATACTGTAGTGCCTTACTGTTATCGTTTTGATGGCTTTACAACACAGCACACAAAGGAGTTTAAGTTACTTGACAAGACTATCCCTGTGAAAAAGATTACTACAAGAAACCATGTAATCATGCTGATTGTAACACAGGAGGAGTTAATTGGTAGTTGAGATTGTAACAAACCCTTATTACTTATCAACAAAGAATACACGAATAAATGTACTGGCACAGGTGAGAGAGTTTAAGAAGACTCTGGAGAGCTATGGTGTTGGATATAAAGTAGCGGAGCTTGATGATGAGCACAAGGAGTTCTTATATGAGATTATGGAGGAGGACTATTATAAATTAGTAAGATTTAAAGGTCCTATGCCTGACTCATTTGAGGAAATGTTAGAAAAGCCTGAGTTTATGAGAAATTCCTTTGTGATTGACAGGGATAAGTTTAAGATAGGCTTCGTAAACTCAGAGGAAGACCCCTATAGTATGTCTGTGTTCAAACCACGGACTATGAAGCGGTCTTCAATATTGGATAGCCTATCAGCAGTATATTATGATAAAGGAGTCTCATGAACAGATATAGTATTTCACGGGTAAACACTTACCTAGAAAATCCATGGAAACACTGGTGCAAGTATATTGCAAAGTACAAGCCAAAAGAAGGCAAAATCAACACTGTGTATATGGATAGAGGAACAGTCATGCACCGTGTTATGGAGCTTGTAGCTACAGGCACAGACAGCAAGGAAGCCCTAAAGCAAGCCTCTGTTGTAGACTTTGCACAGGAAAGTATTGACGGAGGGATTAGAGCCTCTGAGCGCTACTTTGAACACTTCGGATTTGAAGGACTATTTAAGACTACTGAGGTTGAGAAAGAGATTACTCTCGACATTTCAGAGGAAGTTGGTCTTGGCACAGAGGTAGGGTTTATTGGCTATGTGGACGCAGTTCGGACTAATGAAGACGGCTCTGTGACCTTGGTTGACTATAAGACATATAGCACAAAACCTGCACAGGATAAAATGGTGCTATCATTACAGGCTAATATGTATATGTATGTAATGACTAAGCTAGGCTACAATGTACGAAACTTTGTGTTTGAGTGTATCAATCCTAAGGAAAAGCTAGTAGGTAGAGCCTACAAGTACCTTGCTATTGATATGTCATACAGAGAGGCTCTGTGTGATGAGTTCTTTGAACAGTTTTGTATGCTTGTACGAATGATTGAGCAAAATCCTGAGTTCAAAATGTATAAATATGGTGACTACATGCCTGACATCTATGATGAGCTGTTTAAGGTATGGCAAGGAATTGTCACAGAGGACTTTGATACCTTTGTAGCAGAGAACTTTTTGGAGGAAGAGTGATATGTGGAAATACTTGTTTGCCGTAGCCCTAGGCTTTATAATCGGGGCACTAGCTTACTCATACCATATTCAAGAACACACAATGCCTATTGAAGAGGTTGAGCAGGGCTATATCACAAAAGACGCTAGTGTTGACTTAGCTAAGAAGGCTTACTTTGAAGGAAGAAAAGACCAGCAGGAAGAAGACCTAGAGCTTCGTTCGGCTGTTCAGGAGGTTAAAAATGGAGGAAATTAGAAACCCTCAGCGTTACACACAGAAGGGTAATAAAATGGAGTGCTGGGACTTCTGGCTACATTATGGACTTAACCCCCTGATTGCCTCAGCTGTGAAATATGTATGGCGCTATAAGGATAAGAATGGGAAACATGACCTTGATAAGGCTCTTGTGTTCCTGCACAAGGCTAGGGAAGAGGCTGAAAGAGTATATTACTCTGTGTCTTGTGCAAAATTCCCTGAGTTTGAGGAGTATAAGGCTATGACCTATCCTCAGTATTTGATTATTGCTAATTCTGTGCTCACAACTGAGGCAGAAAGTTACCTATTAGGTATTGATAACATGATTACCTTGATTAACAAATTGATTGGAGATGAGTATGACATTCATTAAGAAAAACATTAACACTATTATTAACATTGCTTTGGTAATTGCCCTTGGATTTTCATTCCTGTACACACAGAGCGTTGAGGCTAAATTCACTAAGCTTAAGAAAGACTCAGAAGCACGTATCACAAAGATTACTAAAGCCACAGAGAACTATGGTAAGAAGCTAGATGAAGCCCTTGAGGCTAATAACAAGGTGAACAAGAGCCTAGATGAGCTTATTGCTTCCTTGAAGGCTAAATATGTGGATAACAACGGAGGTCAGTAATGGAATACATCATTATTGGAGTAATGTTCCTCATAATGCTGTTGATGTTCTTCTGTGACATTGGTAAGTACAGTGGCTATCCTAAGGAGTCCCTAATCCGTGTACGCTATAAGGACACAAAATACTCCTTTGGGACACAGGCGGTCAATGGGGACTGTGTAGATATGTATGTACCTCAGGATATTGAGTACAAGGCAGGAGATACTGTTAAGGTTGACTTTGGAGTAGCAATGGAGCTTCCTGTAGGTTATGAAGCCCATGTATATCCACGCTCAAGTACCTTTAAGAACACAGGGCTGTTACTGACTAACTCTGTGGGTATCATTGATAATGACTATAATGGTGATGATGATACTTGGGGAGCTATGTTCTATGCCACACGTGATGGGAAGCTTGAAGCAGGACAGCGTGTGTGTCAGTTCCGTATCTTTAGAAATCAACCTGACCTCATTTTCTTACCAGTAAAACACTTAGGTAATGAGAATAGAGGTGGCTATGGCTCGACGGGTAAATAGGAAGTTGCCATGGGTGAAGTTCCGTGATACTGAAATGGCTTATGGAAGCAGGCTCACCCTGAGGGCTTTCTACAGGTATAACAAAGGGCGTAATAAGATATATGTCTATAAGAAAGATGGATATACGCCTGAATTTATCATCAATAACACAGGACATATTAACTATGATTGGGGAAGAAGTAACCTAAGAGAATATGGTTCAAGTACCATTTTACAATTTTATGTAAAAAATGATGAATTTTTTGTAAAAATTTAGCAAAAAGGTATTGACTTACTCCAATCCCTGTGATACACTATATTAGAACTAAACAAAAAGGAGATATTGCAATGAAACTTAAATCATTGTCTAAGGTGCGCCTACACCAAATGACCGTACTTTTCGGAAAAAGCGGTTCAGGCAAAACAAGTGTGATTAACTCACTTCCGGGCAAAACGCTCATCATTGACACTGACCGTGGACTAGCTTCTGTGAGCCCCACTGATAGCGTTGATGTAGCTGAGTGCTACAACTGGGAAGATGTCCTAGAAGCGTTTGCAATCGCTAAGACAGGTGACTATGAAAGCATTGCTGTTGACCACTTTACAAACGTCCAAGAGTTGTGCTACAAGCATATCATGGAAAAGTACAAAGTGGATAAAATGCAAATCCAGCACTATGGAGAAGCTTCTCCATTACTTAAAGGACTTGTTGACCAGCTGGTCGGTTTTAGCTATGATGGCAAAAATGTTCTTGTACTTGCACAGGAAATGAGCATTAACGTTGAGGAGGACGAAGGTGAAGATGTACCACGAGTAATTTGCCCTAATGTATCCCCAGCTGTACGCTCCTATCTGCAAGCTTCTGCACGGATTGTAGCCCATACACAGAAGGAAAACAAGAAGACCTTTGAAAATGGCAAGAAGTCCATTGAGGAAGTCTATATCGCTCAGGTAGCAGGTAACCCTATCTTGACTACCAAGGTTACACGTAAGCCGGGAATTGAAATTCCTAACAAGATTAAGAACCCTACATGGGCTAAGCTCACAAAACTCATCACAGGAGAGACTTCTAAGAAGCCTGCTAAGGCTAAAGAGGAAGAAGCCCCTGTGAAAGAAGAAAAACCAAAACGCAAACGTGCTACTAAGAAATCAGAAGAACAATAAGAAATAGGAGATATTTACAATGGCAAAAATTAAATTTACAGCAGAAAAGAGCGAAGGACTCTCATTCACTTACACAGAAGGAACTTTCACAGTAGTTATTCAAGCCTTTGAATGGGTAGAGCACTCAGTACAAGGCAAAAAGCCCTACTATAAGGTAACCTTCCGTGGAGACTTTGGTACTGACACAAAAACCTATGGTTTTCGTATGTTTGATACAGCATTTGGACGTGCTGACCTTTATGACCTTGCAGAGGCTGTAGGACTTGACCCTAAAGGTGAAATGGACACAGAGGACTTTATTGACCGCTATGTGAATATTACCCTTGAAGAAGGTGAGCCTTACAATGACAAGCCTCAATGGGACGTGGTAGCGATTGAACCTGCTGGTGACGTTGAAGATGATGAAGACGATTACGCAGATGATGATGACGAAGATGATGAGTGGGACGACTAATCCCAGCTACGATACATTTATCGAGGAAGTCAATTCATGGTTAGAGAGAGGTAAGGACTCATTTGAGGGAGCACTTAGTCTTACAGATAGTAAGGTTACGCTTAACCCTAGAGAGTTCCCACCTCTCTTTTATCTAAAGGAAAATGTTCAGCGGATACTACACCTATTGGAGGTGTATAAAAATGCTGATACATTTGACAAGCTACTCACTGTGTTTATAAACATATATGTCAAGGACTATGATACGATAATGGAGTATAGCCTTCCGGGAGGATTCTATACCATTGAGGAGGCTTACACTCTAGCACAGAACCTTAGGAATGGAAGCAGAGAGAGCTACTTTGAATTTTCTCTAGGGGCGTTCATGTCAACTATACCCTACCTAGCTGTGGATAAGAGGGTAGGCTACTACAGCTTAATCAAAGCTATCAAGCCTATCACAGGATACTCTGGTAGGCACATAGAGCTTGCTAACATGCTATATCTAATGCCTGAGTGTAAGGTATCCATGAGGCTAAGTCCTAACAGGAAGGAACAATTATTCAAGGTATATGATTTGTATGGAAGGCTAGAACACAGGAGTGAATTGACAACCTATATATCTAACATTGACTTTAGATGGTGGTGTTATCAAAATAGGAGGGTGTACCCCCCTGTGATTGGTGACTACAAGAAACTTACTATGAAGAAAGAGGATTTTATAATTCCTGAGAGGATAAAAAATGAGAACATTAACCTCCTATACGATAAAACATATAGATGAAATGGGAGACTGTTATCTTGAAGAGACAGTAGAGTCTCTCCAAGCTAGAAATGAACGGCTTCGTGAATGGGCAGGAGGCTATCCTTACTCAACTGTTAAGACAGGCGACATTACTGTGCTTAGTAAAATAAATGGGGAAGAGGTGTGGTTCTATGTCAACAAAGATATTTGATGAAGCCTATGACAAAGAAATATTCGAGTTAAATCGAAATATTCCTGAAAGAGTAATTGCAGAAGACGGTACTCTCTATGACACAGAGGGTAATGAGATTTCCCTTGATGAGGCTATCAAACGCTATGTTGCCCTTGAGCGTGAGGTCAAGATACTCGCCGCTGTGAAGTCTACTAAGAGCAAGCTTCGCACAGAGTTTAATGCAAAAAGAAAAAAGACCTTGCGTAAAGAGCAAGATATGTACTACCGTATTATTGCTGATTTGCAAGAGACAAAGAAGCTCTCTAAGGCTGTAGGGCTTGCTAGAAACACCCTTACTACTCGACATGGTAAACGCAGAAGGAAGCCTACTGTGAAGGAAGCTAAGGCTAGGCTAATGAAGGCTCTTAAGGAGTATGAACGTGCCAAGGACCGTGCACGGGAAGAGCGTCAGAGAAAAAGACAACAAAAAAAGACCAATTAAGGTCTTTTTATTTTTAGCAGTTACAGTCCTTCTTAGGCACTTCTGGCGTCTTCAAGCAGTCTGGAAGTCCTGTGCCAGCAATAGGGTGATACTCAACCTTGATATTATGCACACGGAATGTTCCTGATGAAGTATTGTTCTGAATAACCTCTATCACGATATTTTGTCCCTTAGGTAGCACAATGGTATCTGAGCAAGGCATAGCTCCATCTGTGAGCCCTGTCATTTGCCAGTGGATACCACGTTGCTTAACCATATCAGACTCATCACCGGGCCAACCTTCACCGCTTGTGCGGACTACAAAGGTCATGGTATTATCCACAGCAGGGTTAAGCTCATTACCATCAGCACACCAGCGGATATAGCAATGCATGTCTTGGTCAAATGTTCCTCGCTTACCATCATCAATACCTCCTTGTGTGTCCCAGCCATACTCTGAGTCCTTGTAGAGGTTGATAGCATACCGTGTCATGATAGGCTTGTAGAAGTTCTGCCCTTCTACCCCTGTGTGTCTGTAATACTTAGTTTCATAGCCCTGATTACCCTGAGCTTTCAGGTATTCTGTGATACATTGGAGTAAGTCCCAAATAGCACAGATGTTCTGAATAACATGCTCAAACTGACAAGCAATCTTTTGGAAAGCCCGTTTAAAAAAGTTTTTATCATAGCAGTCCTGATTTTGGGTTGCACAGGCGTATCTTCCGATACCCTCGTTATTCTCTTTCCGTAGAGCGTCACAGTCTGCTGGATAGATGTCCTCACAGGCGCAATCCTCATACCAGCACTTATCCTTATATTCTTCTTTGTATGAAGCCATTATCTTCCTACCTTTCCTTGAGCTACCCATTTATTATCTAGGTAGATACGGTTAGCTCCAAATCCTTCTGTCTTAGCCTTACTCTGGTCTATGGTAGAGTTTGGAGGTACTTTCCAAGCTCCACCAGCATAGACCTTCATGTCCTTGTTTAGTGTAGTGAATGAGGTGAACTGACCTCCTGCTGTCTGCCTGATAGCCCAAGGCTTAATCAGCACAGCAGGTGAAATGACAATCTCAGATGGTATAGACCAGTTTAAGAATATCTCAGAGGACTTATCTCCTGAAAACCAACTGTGGACGAATTTAACTACTCCCATTGAGGAGTTAGTGGTATAGAGGTTAAGCTCCACAGCTTTGTTAAATGGTCTATTGACATTCTCATTAAATCCTCCTGTGATAGGGAACTGTTTCTCAATCACAAGCTGGTCAAGGGCTGTAAACTTCATTCTAGCGTCAGTACCAGAAGGGTTCACAGGGAGAACCTCATACTTAGCATTACCTACATAAATTTGTAGGTTGTTAATGATGATTTTGTCCCCCTTGTACCCAAAGGTCGGAATGACTTGGAATTGAACTTCCCCTTTACCTACTACAAATTCTCCAGCTCTTTCCTCCCACACAGCGGAAGCATTATCCCAGCCTGAACGTACCTTAAACTCAGAGGCGTTTGTACTCTCTAACTTAAACTTTGTGTTAGCCTTAGCCCATGTTAGGGCTTCTTCCTTTGTGTTGAATGTTGGCATTACTCTACTCCTCCTGCAAGGTCACCAGCGTTAAGTGTGTTAGATGTTCGGATAGCTCTGTTTCCGTTAGGAGTTCCTCCAAACACGTTGATATTACCTGTAGCAATATGACGGTCAGCCTTGAGGCTACCAGCAAGAATGTCTGTACCAGCAACTTCCCAAGCACCTGAGTCTTTAAGGTCTTGTAGGAGCTTCTTCACAGCTGTCTCTAAACTATTATACTTAGTTTGTAGTGACCTGAACTCTGAACGGTCTAGCTTAGAGGCTAAATCACCGAATGTAACTAGGTCATTAGTATTCAAAGAGAAGGTAGTGCCATTAAGGCTCAGCCCATTTCCTGCATAATACTTAGTATCGTTGTCAGCTCTACCCTCTAGGGCAGTAACCTTGGTACTCAGTCCTTGTACAGTAGTATTAAGCCTGTTAATACCTTCTGTGACATCTGTATTGCTTGGTACATCTAGCGAGCTAGCTCCCCAAGAACGAGGTCCTGTGCCCTCATAGAAGCACACACCAGCAATCTGTAGCACAGTATTACTTGGTACACTACTATTCATACGTCCTAGGAGTACCTTAGGCGTAAATGGAGCTGTGTCATATACTTGGAAACTGGTAGTATAAAGAGCCCAGTTGGCATTTACCTTCACAGTGACATCACCATCAATGTTAGTATTCATACCTCCTGTAGAGCTATAAACAATACAAACCTTGGAAGGTGAATACAGGTGATTACTAAAAGTAATCTCACTAGTTGCCTTGGCAAAGAAGCTCACTGTGTACCATGTTCCCGGATTAAGAGGGTAGCCTAGCTGAGCATTGAAGGTATCAGCTGTACCAGCTCCTGTGCCTCTGTTTTTCTCACTGATAGCTAGTCCTAGGTAGTTTCCATTAGGAGCTCCATAAGTGTTAGCAGAGCCGTCTCTAGTGCCCTTAATGAGGTTATCAGCACCTACTAGCAGTGTACCAGAAGGCTCTGGAATACTATCCGTCACAGGCTTGGTAGTCAGTGTCAGGTAAGTAAATCTCACAGGGAATGTCTTAATGTCAATACCATCAATACGTACATTCAGAGCATTTACTTTCAGGTCTTTCTCAGCAAGCGTCCATGTGTAGGTAATCTCATTACCTTTAGCCTGCATAGACTGTTTACCTGCAAGCCAGCCTATATACCAGTTAGTCGGATTAGCCATGTCATAGGCTTCTAAAGCAAGCTGAGCAGTAGCAGGGATAGCTGATGAGGTATTCACATCAAACTTAGCCTTGATATACAACTTATCACCTACAGAGAAACCTAAGTCACCTAGAGACTTCTTATCTGTGAGATAGTATAGTGGGGCTGAATAATAACCTGAACCTTCAGCACGCTTACCTACCCAGCCGTTACCATGGTACTTGTTAATATAGTTCACAAGAGGAACTTCAACAGCCTTGGTTTCTAAAGCAGGGATTTTATCAATGTTAGCTTTCACAGCTGGGTCAAGTTTAACTTCCCAATCCTTAGTGGCTGTCTGTGTACTAACAATCCCCTCTTTACCAATTACTGACACAGAGGCTACACCCTTAGGAGCTTTAAGCTCACCAATTTGACGCTCTACGTTCTCTAGTCGCTCATTGGTAGGTACTTTTGTGCTGTCTAGTGACACAGTGTAGTCATTATTAGTCTTAGCTACCAGAATACCATTACCGGGATTCACAGTAGTGATAGTGTCTCTATCCTGTGTGACAACAGCTGAAATAGTCCCATCTGGCGAGATAGTGATACCCTGACCAGCTTTATATACCTTCCCGTTTCCACCTGAGCCTGAGCCATTGAGCTTAATCATGGCGTCCCTAGCACGGTTTAAAATCCATACATTCTCAGCACTATCCATGTAAGCATGGTTGCGGTCAGCATAGAACGGGTCAGGCTTCTCAGACTTGACAATAAGCCAAGTACCTTCATCAGGAAGGCAATCTTGGCAATAGTCTTTTCCATCATTACATTCACACTCATAGCATTTGTTACAAGTCATTAGTTCGTTTCCTTTCCTCCTGTGCTGTAGTAGTTCACACAGGTTCTAATCATACCCTTACCAAGCAGGCTATCTGTACCCTCTGTGAACTCAGAGGTGGTCTGCTTATTAGGTATCAGGGTGTACCCCTTACTATTATACCATATTGTATCTGGTGTAGTAGCACAGAAAGTGCTCTTTTCATGAACAGCTGGTGCAATAGGCTTATTAGTTGCAGTGTCAATAAAGGTAGTCACTGTGATATAGTCAAGTCCTTTAGCCTGAGCAATCCTAGCTTCTCTACCTACAGGAGGACACACAGAGCAGGCTGTCTTA